GATTTGGTGTAAGGGTATTTCTTTCCGGCTACATAAGGCATGTCATTATCCTGTTGGGCTAGCTATTCCACGGACTTCTGTCGATGACTTCATGAGAATATCAAGTTCACCTTCGTCTATCCGTCTCTTGTGAGCGAATTGCTCTTCCTTCAGATCCATCTGGTCAGACTTCAGTGAATGATCAGCCTGGGCTTTCATTGCGTCTAGCTCAGACTTCATCTGATCCATCTGCATTTCAGCTTGTGTCCGTGCTTCAGCCAGGGCTATCTGGCGTTCCTGGATTTCAAGCTGTTTCTGAGCCATCTGCATCTGCATCATCTGACCTGGGTCAGGTTGTTGCGGTGGCAGTTGATCCGGCGGTGTCAGATACTCTTCCGCATTAAGGTATCCGGACTGCTCCATGATCTTGGTCATCAGCTTGTATCGGTTTTGCGGTGTATAAAGAGGCTGCAGCATAGGGTCTTGACTGAACAAGCTATGCATAGCCATGAGCTTCTGGGCTTCACGCTCTTGCTCACCATAACCTAGCTTTAGCTCTACCATCACGTCTCTACGGTCTTCTAGTGATGCCGGATCGATAGGCACAAAGTTACCTGCAATCTCAACGATACGTTCTTCTGTCTCGTTCTCGACAATAAGTCTGTATGTTTCCAGCCACAGCTTTCTGATGAAGTTGTTTGCAAAGTTCCTGGCTACAATCTTCTGCCGCTGTTGTGACATAGTCGCCAGCTGTTCGATCATCGCAGCACTGTTCTGCTTGGACACAGCGTCTTTATTCATGCCCTTGGAAAGCTGTGATATCCCTGTTGTATCTTCCAGGTCTTCTTCTAATAGCTTTAGTGTCTGGAATATAAATGGGTTAAGAGGTGCTTGCGGCAGCGGAGAGATAGCATCAGGTCTGGACGTGTTTACGATCCCACCTACCCTTGAGTCAATTAGCTCCCTGGGGTTTGTTAATGCGCCTTTGACAACCATGTATCGAGGGTTATTAGAGATCACCGCATGGTCTAGAATTGACCTGGTAAGTACTGACCTGGCATTCTGTGTGCTGATAACCTTCTCAGCAAAGTTACTACCAAAGAAAGCATGTGGTATCGGCAGCGGAACGAAGGCAACGAAAGGCAAGCGGTCTACCTGCTCGATGTCGAGTAATGCATTACCTGCTTTGACTACACGGTGTAGTTCAGCTTCACCTGTTCCAGCAACATCCAGCATCATATATGCTTCGTAGACCATCACGTTGCGAACCTGGTCTTGATAGTTATCAGCGTTGAAGCCGCGGTCTGCGCCTACGTCTTCATGCCTGGCTAATACTTCAGGATCTGTCTCACGCTCTACGTCTTCATGATCACCGATGTTTGCAATGACTTCTTCATCATAACCCATCTGACGTAACTCAGTGATGGTCTTACGCATCCGGTGGGCGCAGAAGTTAATATCATTCATAGATAATGACTTGGCTTGAGGCTCGATCACGAACTCTTCAGGGGCTATAGCCTCTACCTTGACCTGGCTTGTGTCTTTCTCGACAAACAACGTGCCGGAGATCAGACCTAAATCATTCTCAGTTGACTCCCCAAGCTCGATGCCGTCTTCCATCAGTACTACGTCTAGTTCATCCGGCGTGACCTGTTCGAACTCACGCTCAATAACGTCTGTACTGGATTGCCAATATACTTTTGCTAGACCTACTCTAGAGGTTAAGCCATCGTGTATAACGCTGTTAAAGACGTTATAAGCGTCATTCTGGCGGTATAGGACGTAGTCAGTATACTTTGTGGCCATCTCAGCTAAAGGCACGTCCTGGGGGCTTTGAGGGGCAAAGCGAACAATGTTATTCCCAGCTGAGAATGTCTCTAACAATGATGCTTTTAGTGACTCGACAGAGTTATAAACATCCTGGCTGACATACTTACTGTTTCCGTCATGGGTTGGCTTTGGTGAAGATGCGTTATAATAGCTGGTGACAAGCTCACGCTCTCTACTAATGTCGCTGTCATAATATCCCACGGATCTGTGGATATTATCATCGACCAGCTTTAGTATCTCGCGGTCATTTAGTTCTTTGTAATCATCCATTATATCATCTCTATGTAGTGATCATCATCGATTTCTACTGGTTGCCACGCGGCTTCATGAACGTGATTAGCCAGGGCTAGGCTCATCACACAGTCATCAAAGCAACCTGACTCAGCTTCCATCGCCCCTGAGTTAGTTACGATGTAGGTAAGCATTTCGCGTATTGTGGTTTTGTCATTAAGTTCTAGGTCTTCTTCGCGCATGGACGCCCGAAGCTCATCAATCACAAGCGGTTTAGTCTTTGCTGTTGTTGTGAAACCAAGTCTGACTGTCTCTTTGTCGGTCAGCTTGTCTACTTGGACATCAGTGTAGAAGTTAGGATAAGCCATATCCTTACCCAGGCGCGTACAGGTTAATATTCCGTGTCCGTTGTTTTCGACAATGATAAACGCTTCATTGTAGTACAGACCAAGTTCATACAGCACTTCCGCGAAGTAGTCGGGGTGGACTTGACCACGCCAAGTCCCCATTCTTAACACCCATGGCAACATCAGCCCCAATGACATACTGCTCTCCTGGATCGTGTGTGATGTAGGTTGTTAGCTCACCCCTACTGTGATTACGCCACTCACCGCCTTCTAGTGCTAGACGCTCCTTAACGTCCCTGGCTTCTTCCAGGGTTTCTTGCAGCTGGTCAGGGTTAAACACCGGACGACCAGTGGTAAGAAAGGCTTCTTCTGGGTAGCTTGGGTATTCCTGGCGAAACAGGTCATATCCGTTCTGTGCAATCTTACGTCTTCTAAACATAAGTTGCTCATCGTCTAAGTCGTATTTATCGACTAGCTCTTCTTCGTCAGGGGTAATCTCGAAGTTATCAGGGACTGGCTCACGGTACTCTGGATCTGTATACCAAGGGATGAAGACTGGGACATAACCATTAGTTCCTTCTACCGCCCCTTTCCAAAGGTCATAGAATACACCACTAACGCCGTTAGCCGTGCTTTCAATATAGACAGCAGTATCCTTAGTGTTTGGTACAGCCTGAGCAAGACCATTCCAGATATCTTGCTGAGTACTCTTAGGCCAAAAAGCAAGCTCAGAAGCATGAACGTGAGTAAGGGTCTCACCGCGTCCAACACTATCACCGCCAGCTGTTGCAACAACATATGATGAGTCGAGGACATCGAATGACAATTCCCTTCGAGAGCTATACTTAGTTGATGGCTTTAGGATATCAGGGCAGTGCGTATGATATCTTCTCGTCATATCAAACAAAGCTCTTGTACTGTCGGCGTGGTGCGTTACCACCATAGCCTTTTGCGCTTTACGTTGGCTGACTGAGAAGTAAAGATAACCGCCGACATATGTGGACAGACCTTGCTGCCGTGCTTTAAGAATGATGATGCGGATCTTACCCTCAGTCTGGAGTTGTTCCGTGACTGCTTTGTTTAAGATTTGCTGGGCTGGATTTAAGTCTAGGGGTGCTACCTCTCCTTGCTTTGTCCTAATCTTTAGTGATGCTTTTGAGTAGAACGCAAAGTCTTCACGCAGTCTCTTCCGCTCGATGCTCTCTTTATCGTCAATAATTAATGCTTCAAGAAACTGCTCTGCTCTTGAGACACTAAGTTCATTCTTGCTAGCTGGTTTCTGCTTAGTGAAGTCAAGGACTAGCCGTGCAGCCGCCAGTCTTTCCCTGGTCTCGCCAGGTACTCTTAGGATCTCAACAGCTGCTTCTAGTGCCTCTGTTGCATAATTATCTTCTATGCCAAACTTATCTGCCATAACTGATACAATCTCTTTCGCGTTTTGTTTCTCACGTTCCCTGATCGGCTCGATCATCTGCTTACGATAGCCGTCAGGCACTCCGACAGGGCGTCCGGTACTTTTATTACGCTCCTTAGCCCACTTTGCTCTTAATGCTCTTCCTTCGGGTGTTTTGCCTAGCTCCCTGAAGTAGTTTGTCTTCGGAGCTTTCTGAGGATGCTTTAGACCTGTTCTGGGTGGGGCTTTTGCCCTTTGTCGCCGTTGCATTGATAGCCTCGTCTAAAGTTCTTGATACAATACCCCTGGTTATCTTACTGAACCGACATAACTGTTCAGCTGGTAGCTCATGCCTCATCTCTTCGAGGATGGCTTTCTTGTCAGACTTATCTAGCTTTGTGTGGTCACTAACCTTGTGGATAGTATCCAGCATCGCGACTAAGTCAGATGCACTGGTTAACATTATGCTCTCCTTATGCTGATAATGCTGCGCTGCCTAACGACAGTGCTGCTTTCTCTTCTTCGTCTTCCTTCATGGCTACTGCCATGTTTGCAATGACTCCAGCCAGGATGACCCCCAGTGGCAAGTTAAAGAATTGAACAGTATTATTCTT